TGTTATTTTTTTTTTTTTTTACTTGGGTCTTGCTGTATTACTCATTTCGTTATTGTTTTAGTTGGAAAATCCTCACGTAAGAAATTTACTATTTTTACGTCCTCGACTTTATCATCAAAAGTATATTCTTTTTCTTCAAACACTGAACTAATTATTTTATGTTTAAAGCCTAATCTAGAAACTATCCGATATGCTTCTATTTTATCTACAACATCAATTTTAATATTTAATATCATATTTATGCTGATGCTAATGTATATTTACAATCGACAACCCAAGCTTCTGTATTACTCTTAACCCAATCAACAGAAACGTGAGAAAATAGTTGTCCTGAATCTACGCTGTCTGTTCCATCTATAAAGTTTCCAAATTCGGTGAAAGACCCATCGCATTCTGTTTCAGTATAATAAGCTGTCAAATAAGCAATTACTCCCGAAGATGTAAATGATGCTGTTGCGTTTCTATAATCTTCTGTATAAAGAGTTGTTTCTGTTCCATCAAAAGCTCCTGTTCCTAAACCTAAAGCCATTCTAGTAATAAAACCGGTATAGGTATTGTCGTTGGCTAATAACCTAGCAAAGACATTTAATCCAGCATTACAAATAATATTTTCTTTAATTAACTCCCGATTCAATGTTCCTAGAATATAGAACTTTTTTCTATTCAATTTAAACTTGACTACAAACCTATTCCATAAAGTTTCAAGAAAACTCAATGTAGTTTGGTCGTAACTTCTAAACCTAATCTCTCCTTTAATTTTTAGTTTTGTTTTCATATACTATATTATAATTTATTTTTCGACTTTTTAATATAAATAACTTGTAAGGTCTAATAACATATCTCTACGAACATCATTATCGTCAACTATGGTGTGTAATCCTAATACCCATTCTATTGTCCAAGGATTTGCTCTAAGTTGTTCCGTAATATTAAGTGTGTTATGTTCTGCCTGTTCTGCTTGCCTAGTTACTAGTTCGGTAATTTCTAATATTTCTTCTAAATTTTCTAACACTTCAAGGATTTCGTTTTTATTAATAGTTATCTTTCTATTTTCATTTACTATTAATTGTTGTAAAAATTCTACTATTCCAAACTTTAAACTTGATACGAAATAAACCGTCCACACCCCCTTATTATTTCCAATCATTCTAAGCACTACTTTTTGAATTAAAAACGATTGGTCTAAACTTCTTATATCTGACTGGATATTTATTAATTGCCCAGACCTTAATCCGGATACATAAGTCTGAAAACTGCCGGTCTTTAAAGGATTCTTATAAGCTCTTAATTCTGCCTTACCTCTATCTCTAGCTTCTTCTTTTGTAGCAATACTTTTATCAACAATTTTATATCTAGATTCTCCATAACTACTTATTGAATCTGCATCTCTCGACCTACTTAATACTGGGAATAATGGTTTACCAGATATTGTTATAACGGTATCCTTATTAATAACTCCAGAAGCTACAATGTACTTTCCATTATAATTCCATAAAAAATCATACCCATCAACAAATTGATTTAAGCCATCGATTCCAATATTGGCTTGTAATCCGTCTATATCTACTCCTGGTTCACTCGCATACTTATAAGCTAAATTAAAAGTATCCTGTTCTCCATCTGCGGTATATTGTTCTGACCTTTTCGTGGCTTCGTATTCTCCTCCTCTAACAAAGACATAATTTTTTAATTGAGATAAATCCTCATCAATCTTTAAACTATTAAAAATATATTTCTCATTAATATCTGTTAAGTTAAAATCTGAGGTTTCTCCTTCCTTATCAAAGAAATGAATATCTTTATTGTAATCTACATACCAATCATAGTTTACTATCTCTGCTAATTGTTGAAGTGCTTTAGATGGCTGTTCGTAATTAAAAGCGATATAATTAATTTCCAAATCACAAACTACATTGGTTGTCGTAAATCCGGCTGGCAAATAATCGTCTTTAATAAGCTCTATTATTTCGGCAACCGTCTTTTTTTCATAACTATCTATAACTAAACTTCTATCCATCTCATAAGTATAATCTTTACATGTAACATTATACGATAATATCTGACTTCCTTTAACCTCTTCGGAAACCGTAATAATATGACCAGCAAAGATTCTTGTTCCACCATCAGTAACGATAATCTCATTTCCCACTGCTGGTTTCCAAGTTTTACTTCCCCACTTCTTTACTCTAAATACTAAAGAATCAACCTGACTCGTCATTATGTCTTCTTTTCTAAAAGTGCTCCACTCTATAAATGATTTTCTTTCTGTTCCCTCTACTAATATACTTAAATTCATAATCTTAAATTTCTTTTAATTTTATCTAAGATTAGGTCTCCCATCTTTTCTGCAGACTCTTCATCTAATAAAGTGTTTCCGGTTATATTAATTGTAATATTTGCACCTATTCCTTTACTTCCTACGGGAATAATAGTCTCTCCTCCGTGAACAATCGCGGAAACTGGAGCTCCTATTGGACCTGGGACTATTCCTCCTGTAGCAAAACTAAATGGCGTTACTCCAGCTCCAATATCTACTAATTCTTGTGCGTAACCACCAACATCTTCAATAAACCCTCCTATGCCTTCACCTATACTTACTCCTAAATTAGAAGCCTGACTTGATAAACTACTTATTAAACCTGTTACTGGAGCTATAAAGTTTTTTATTCTATCAACTAATTCTCCAATTCTACTAGATGCCCATTCTACCTTTTCCACAACCCAATCCCAAGTATCTGCCCAAACTCTTTTAATTTCATCTATAAATTTTCCAAAGGCAGTAGTTATAATAGCCCAAACTTTTTTCATCGTATCACTAACCATTGTCCATTTACCTTGAACAAGAGTATTCATTTCCGTAAGCCATCTCATTAAAAATTCCGATAAAGCTTCACTTGCTTCTATAACTGGTTGCCAAATTGGTCTTAAAAATTCTTTCCAAACAATAAGAATTCCCTTATAGAAATATCCTAATGTCGTAAATATATCTATAACGTTTTGCGCCCAACCTTTTAAAGTTTCAATTATAGTATTGAAAATTATTATCGCTCTTTCACTAAGCCAATTCCAAACTCCAGTTAAAACTTCTCTAATTTTTTCCCAATTTTTCCAAAGCAATACTCCTACCGCAATTACTCCAGCAATAACTAATATCCAACCAAACATTGCTATTGACATACCCCCTATAACTACTCCTAAAAATTTAATAGCAATAACTAATGGTTTTACAATAACTAGAAAAGCCTTTACCATAGTAATTACACCCGTCATTACTGTAGTAACAATAGTCATTGCGGGTGCGAGTGCTACAAAAAACAATACTAATTGTTCTTGAAAAGGACTAAGTTGTCTAAACCACTCTATTAAATTACTAATACCTAATATCAATCTTGGAACGTGTTCTGTTATTAAAGGAGTTATGGTTCTTATTAATTCGTTAAATACGGGGTCTAAAACTTCTCCAATCTCTATGGCACTATCGGCCATTACTGCCTTCATTCTAGATACGGCTCCACTTAAACCTCCTGCCGAAACAGCTACATCTGCATAATTTTCTTCTAACTTTCCTAAGGTGTGATTTAAGACTGCCGTTTTTTCCTCAGTAATAGTTAATTCGCTTGCTTCTTTTCCTAATGTTATAGCATAATCTTCTTTAGCTTTTACTAAATCAACCGTAATACCCAAATTATCTAATATCATTTTAGACTCTCTGCTCATACCAGTAATCAAACTATCAAACATATAAGTTACATCCATACCTGTTGCTCTTGCGGCTTTTTTGGACAATTCTGCCATCTTTGTAAATTGGGTTCCGAAATCACTAAAAGATTCTGCTCCCATCAATGATAAAGCACGAGTTCCACCTCTAAGAATCGTTAATTTATCTAAGGTTCCAGCAGATGCATTGGCAACTCTATTCTCAAATTCTTCTACACCAAAGCCCATACCCTCTGTCATTGATTGAAACGCATCTTTAACACTGGCATATTTACCGGCACTCTCAGCTAACTTAAACCCTGCTACACCTACTCCAACTAAGGCTCCTGTAACAATTAAAGAAGCCTTATTAATTTTATCTAAATCTTTTTTGAAAGAATCTAAAGACTTATCAATTCCTTTCATTGAAGCGGATACCTGGTCTTTAAGTCTTATGATGATATCTAGTGTTGAAGTTGGCATTACTTTTTATTAGCTTTTTTATTATCCATTTTTAACTTATCCATTAATGTTTCTATAAACCACAAAGGTTGGCTTAGATATTCTTGATAAGTCCATCTCATTTCCTGGCAAAGACTTATTATCATGATTTGCTTTGTCATAAAGCCCGAACGATACAGTCGCCTATTATTTATTCGGGCTTCTCGGGGTCCACTATCTTATCTATCTCCCTCTTAACAATATCGTAATCTCTTTTATCCATTGCAAGCATTGTGTCCATGATGTTTTCACTCTTACCATCAATAGACTCTATTAACATTTCCATGCATTTCTTTTCTCTTTCTAATATACAAGTTCCATCAATGGAGTCAAAATTAAAATCTTTACCACTGACCTTCATTTTCATTTCCTTAAACATAACCGATTGAATCTCTTGGTCTTCACCTGCAGTTATCCAAGATTTAATTAAGACTTTACGCTTACTAATAGGAACTATAATTTCTCTTGTTTCTCTATTCATAAATCAATTGTTGACTAATAACTCGACTTTCTATTTCTCACTACAATATCTATTGTTTTTGCGTCTTCAGAACTATATTCACCAATGAAATCTAATCCTTCTGTTGCAATATCGTCTATAGGTAATTCGGGAGAGTAATTCTCAAATCTCATCTTAGCAACTCTAATTTGAATAAATTCCGACAAACCTCCACCTATTTCATTACCATTAAACTCTATAAGCATTGCTCTTTTCGTTAAATTTCTAAACAAATCTCTTTGAGTTGTGTCTTCAAAATTTAATGAAATATTACCACTAACATCGAAATTCTTAACTGCTATTGCGTCCACATCTTCATTACCAACAACATGAACTGCTTCTGCATTATTATTTACTATCA